ATAGTGGCTGGTGCTTTTATAGCACTAGCTGCATTGGAAAGAAAGATGAGGAGAGAGATATGAACCTACCTAGAATAGATTTAGAAATAGGAGAAAAATTAAAATATAAAAATAAAAATATAGTAGCTGTGGAAAGCGGGGGTACTTGCACAGGGTGTTGTCTAATAGGTTTAGGCTGCTTAGAATTATTGTGTATACTTGAGCTTAGAAAAGATAAGAAAGATGTTATTTTTGTAGAGGTGAAAGAATGACAGAAACTCAAATTCAATCAAGCATAATAGACTACCTTCAAGTATTGGAGAATCAAGGAAAGTTATTTTTACACAGGGTAAATAATATGGGAGTGTATGACCCTAAGAGAAAAGCATATAGAGTATTCCCTAAAGGTGCAAAAAAAGGATTCCCAGATATTATCTGTTTAAAAGATGGGCTTCTTATAGGGCTGGAAGTTAAAACAGGGGAAGGAAAACAAAGCAATAACCAAAAGGAAGTTGAGAAAGAACTTAAAAAACACGGAGCTGATTACTATGTGGTAAGAAGCTTAGATGAAGTGATAGAGATAGTGGGAGGTATGTAAAATGATGGAATATAAAGATTTTAGAGAAGATAAGGAATTTTTATTTGTAACTACAATGCCATTTGCAGATCGAGATTTTATTGTTAACATAGAAAAGAAAAAATGCAAGGAAATTTTTGAAAATGAAATACTAACATATGACGGATTAACAATCCCAGATGTTGACTTTTTATATTGTTTCAAATTAGAAAAGTACAAAGAATTAAAAGATAAAAAAATAAAAAACTACATTGATCTTTATAAAAAACAATTTATACTTGAGAAAAAAACAATGTTTGATTTAATGTGCATAATATCTGCTGCATCTGAAATAATTCAAAATATGGAGGGAGAATATGAATAAAATAATGGATATCATTGTGGTAAGTAAAAACATTCCTGATAAAAATTTATTTATTTTAAAAAGTATTTATCCTAATGCAAGGATAGTGAAAGAGATAGAGGAGGGAGAATATGAATAATTTAATAACATTTGAAAACAAAGGGATGACATCTTTAGAAATATCTGAAATTATAAACAAAGATCATAAAAATGTTTTGAGAGATATAAGGGATGAAACGGAGAAATTAGGGTTGGAAATAGCTGAGCTCATTTTTGAGCCGAGCGAATATAAAGATATTACTGGTAGAAAACTACCTATGTATAATTGTACGCCTGATGGAGTAATGCAATTAGCTGCAAGATATGATGCAGTAGTAAGATATAAACTAATACAAAAAGCTAAAGAACTTCAAAGTGGTTTTAAAGCTCCACAAACATATGCACAGGCTTTAGAAATGGCAGCACAACAGGCAAAACTTATAGAGAATCAAGAAAAGCAAATAAAAACATTACAACCTAAAGCTGATTATTATGACAATGTATTAGTACCAGATCATGTATTTGCAGTAGCACATATAGCTAAAGATTTAGGAATATCATCTACCAAATTAAATAAAACATTGGAAAAATTAAAAATACAATATAATCCAAAGGTAAAGCATATGCCATGGGCTTTATATTCAAAATTTGGGTGGCTAGTACCTCAACATTGTGATTATGAAGATTTTAAGAATGAATTTATGTCTGCACCCTCAAAACAATTAAAGTGGTCACAAAAAGGAAGGGAATGGATAATAGATACATTAGATGAAGCTGGATATATAGATTGGTATGATGGTAAACCTAGATTTAAGGATAAGAAATAAATGGAAAAATACTTAATAACAAGCTTAATACTAGTAGCTATGACCTTCTTGATAGTTGGTATAGCTATCGGTGTTGGAATAGGGTTATATTTAATAATGTGAGGTGTGAGATGGAAAAAGATTTATTTTTAAATCAAGTTTTACAAGAAACTATAAACAAACTAGCAGCAGAAATGTTTGAACCTGATTCATGTAAACCTAAATTTATAGTATCAATAGGCTGCGATAAACCACGAAAACAAAACCCTGATTTATACTGTACTTGTATTCACAGGGACGCAGCAGTTACGAGACTGATTGATTTTAACAGATACAGAGGTGAATTTTACACACCTTTCAATTTAGGGGAGTTTATAGAGTTATTATACAATTGCACAATGTAGAGGTGAGGAATGAAAATAAAAGCAGGGGAAGTAGAGGAAACAGTAAAAAATATAATAAACAGATATTTAACAGGTGGAGAGATAGAACCGAATGAGTTTGAGTATATAAAGAAGTATTCTAGGTATTTGAAAAACTATAAGTTTATCAAGAGGTAGGAGAGAGCATGGGAGATAAGACAGACAAGATTATAGAGATTGTAAAAGATGAGAAAATAAAAGATGGCTGGTTTAGATTTAAAAAAGATGGAAGTGGAAAAGTTGTTAAAGTTATAGAAGAAAAAGAAGTGGAATAAAAAAAAGACCCCTCAGGGGTGAGGGAGCACTCTATTATTTTCTGTATACCCATAGAGCGATAATGAAAAGAGCAATTGCAATCCCTCCATTAACATGGATATTTTGAATGTAAAACATGAGGCATCCCTCCTTATGATATGTTCTACTGACTACAAGAAGCGCGACCAACTTGTAGGCATGAGAAAAGCTCCCACTAAGTGAGAGCCTATCTCATCGCGCTTTAACATATCATAAGTTGTTTTGGCTTTGTAAGCCCCTTCTTTAAAAAATGTTATTTTTTAATTACAAGAGCCATTTAACTCCTGTAACAAAATTATAGCATTTCTATCATATAATGTCAATAAAGCAGAAATGACAAAATAAAATAAAATTTACTTATAAACTATTGAAAAATATAGATATTTATAGTAAAATATAAGTAATTGAATATAAAACTGATTTGCGACCCAGTGGGTGGATTGGATTAATTACAGATAAAAGTCTGTAGTTTTTCTGGTCCACCTTTTTTTATTTATCTTGATTAAAGCACATAACTCTGTACATGAAATAATAAAGGCTAAAGGTAGCAGTATTGAAGTTGTGTGTTTCAATGAGGGTATACCTCACGGTCGATGTCTACCCACTACTAATTTTTTCATAATTGAACTCCTTTCCCTCACACGAGGGGCATATATGGGAATATAGTTTAACTCGTAGGTAAAGCAGCTACCTTTTAAGTAGTGATATAGGTTCGAATCCTGTTATTCCCTTTCGCTCATGAGGATTCACAAAATAGTCGGTTACCAGTGAATGATTTTAAGGATAAGGATATCTATCTGAAAACCTTTGTCTGAATTCCAAAAACTGTAAAACTACTTTCAAAAGAAGTGGTCAGGAGAATGAACAATTGGAATAGTTTTCCTGTTTCGGCTGTTAGCAGTTCAGCCTTTTAATAAAAACTGCACTTGATTAATACTCTTACATGATAAGGGTAGTAATGAGGTAAGGAGCAACAAGGAGGTGTCACAGATGGCGTGAAAGATCATGAGTTAGCAAAAATAGATTATATAGCTGGAATACCTATAAAAGAAATAGCAGTTAAATATAATGTAACAGAAGCAGCAGTAAGAAAATGGAAGTCACGCCATAAGTGGGGTGTCACAAAAGGAGTGTCACAAAAAGTGTCACAGTGTGACAACGTGACAACCAACAAAAGAAGTAAGATAGACTGGTTAAAGCTAGAGACAGAATATGTCACAGATATATCTGAAAAACCTGTCACACTAAAGGATTTAAGTAAAAAGTATGGAGTTAGCCATTTAGTTATTCAACAATATTCATCAGATAAAAAATGGAGTGAGCTAAGAAAGGAACATTTCAGAAAAGTATCAGAAAAAACTAAAGAAAAATTATCTGATGAAACCTCTAATGTAATGGCTGATATCCTAAACAACATCAATACAGCTCTACTACAAGCTACAGAAGAACTAAATATCTACGAAGAGGTAAACGGCTTTGGAAAGCTAGTTAAACATGAGACTGAAACTGTAAGGGCAAACAAACTCGGAACAGTAGTAAAAGCCTTGACCTCATTGCAGAAGATAGAGATAGAAAAGCAAAGGCTGGAGATTGAAAGGAAGAAGGTTGAGGGGGAAAAGAACAAAATAGACATCCCAGTATTTAAGGGTAGTGATGAAATTGAGGACTAATTATGTAGATGTAAACTTGCCTGAAATAATAGGAAAAAGATATAAAACATTTTGGAATTACAAAGGCAGATACAGAGTAGTAAAAGGTGGAAGAGGAAGTAAAAAAAGCTATACTACTGCCTTAAATTTTATTTATAGGCTTATGGAACTGCCAGAAAGTAATTTACTTGTAGTGAGGAAAGTGTTTGATACACAAAGAGGGAGTACCTTTGCACAGTTGCAAACAGCAATAAGAAGATTAAGGGTATCTCATTTATGGAAATGTACTGTTTCACCTATGGAAATGACATATATACCAACAGGACAAAAGATTATTTTTAGAGGACTTGATGATCCTTTAAAATTAACATCAATAACAGTAAGTACAGGTTATCTTTGCTGGTGTTGGTTTGAGGAAGCCTATCAAATAGAAAATGAAGATGATTTTAATAAAATTGACTTATCAATTAGAGGAGCTGTGCCAGAACACTTATTTAAACAAATCACATGTACATTTAACCCTTGGGCTGAAACGCATTGGATGAATGATCGCTTTTTTAAAGGTGGATTAGATGACAGAGAAAACTTATTGACTAAAGGCTTAGCAATACATAAACATACAGAAGATATACTGGCAATTACTACGAACTTTAGAGCTAATGAATTTTTAGACAAAGCAGATGAAAAAGTTTTTAAAACTATGGAAGTGGAAAATCCAAAAAGATTCTTTGTAGAAGGGAATGGAGATTGGGGAATATGTGAAGGAACTGTTTATTACAGATGGGAAGTAAAAGAGTTTGATTTAAAAGAACTTATAAAAACACAAAGATTTAAAACTTGTCTAGGTTTGGATTTTGGATTCAGTAATGACCCAAGTGCTTTTATAGCTACATTAGTTGATGAAGTTAATAAGGAAATGTATATATTTGATGAACATTATGCCACTGGAATGTTTAATGAGGATATAGTGGAAATGGTTAAGTATAAAGGGTACAACAAAAGTCAAATAGTGGCAGATTGTGCGGAAAGTAAGTCGATTGCTTGGATGCAAAGAAACGGATTACCAAGAATACAAGCGTCAGCTAAAGGTGGAGACAGTATTAATTTTGGAGTTCAGTATTTACAAGGGTATAAAGTTTATATCCATCCTAAATGTAAAAACTTTATTATGGAAATAAAAAATTATATTTGGGATAAAGATAAGAAAACAGGAAAAGCTTTGAATAAGCCGATAGATAATTATAATCATCTTATGGATGCTTGGAGATATGCAGTAGAGCCATTAATGATTAAAAACAAATTGAATAGCATAAATAAAAAAACTTTAGGTTTTAGATAGGGGGAGAAATGGGTTTAAGCTTAAAAGAATATATAAAACGGTTTAATGATTATAGGCTGAATGAACTTCCAAGGTTACAGAAATTATTTGATTACTATGATAACAAACAGCCTATATTAAAAAAACCAAATAGAACATCAGATAAAAATGATACTAAAATAGCATCTGGATATCCAGAGTATATATCTACTATAGCAACAGCTTATTTTCTAGGGAAAAATATATCTTATTCAGCTGATGAAGATAAAAAAGCAGCCTATGAGAAAATAGCAGATTACTTAGCTACAGAAGAAGAACAAAAAACTAATTATGAAATAGCTTTAAATTGTAGCATATTTGGAAAAGGATATGAACTGTTATATATAGATGAATCTATTAAACTAAAACATAAATCCCTAGACCCTAGAGATGTATTTGTTATAAGAGATAATACAATAGACAAAAATATAATAGGGGCTATAAGGTTTGGAATAAATAAAATTACAAGTACAGAATATGAAGTGACATTAGCTGTATATGATAACTTAAATGTCACTACATATCAGTATATAGCAACTGATCCAAACTTTACAGCTAAAGACTTGGATAATGCAACAATACCAATAAGTGGACCTATACCACATGGATTTAATAAAGTTCCAATAATAGAATATTCAAATAATAAAAATCAAAAAGGAGATTTTGAAAATGTAATAACACTTATAGATGCTTATAATATAGCTGTTTCAACTTCAGTTGATGATTTAACCGACTTTTCAGACGCTTATTTAGTACTTTCAAATATGGGCGGAACCGATGAGAACGATATTAAGCAAATGAAAGAAGATAAAGTTATGCTGATAAATGATAATGGAGATGCTAAATGGTTAATAAAGCAAGTTAATGATACATATTCTCAGAATGTTAAAGATAGAATTAATAATGATATACATAAATTTAGCTTTACTCCTGATATGACTGATGAGAAGTTTTCTGGAAATACTTCTGGTGTAGCTCTTGAATTTAAACTATTACCTTTAGAGCAATTAGGAAGTCAGAAAGAAATGTACTTCAAGGATTCATTGAATAAGAGATTGCAATTAATAATAGACTGTGTCGGTGCTGATATAAAACCAATAGAAATACAGAAAATATTTACTAGAAATCTGCCTAAGAATATTAAAGAGATATCTGAAGTTATGAGAAATCTTTCTGGAATAATGAGTACAGAATCAATTATTTCTCTTTTCCCAAATGTAGAAGATGCAAAAAAAGAAATTGAGAAGAAAAAGGCTGAAGAAGAAAGTGATGGTTATGATAACTTCTATAGCCAAAATAAAAATCCAGATGATAATTTAGATGAAAAATAAAAACTACTGGGAGAAAAGACAAAGGGAAAGAGAAAAGAAGGTATATAAAACTACCATTCAGGCAGAGAAAGCTATCAAAATTGAAATCATGAAGGCACAAGATAAAATATTAGGAGATATAAATAATTTAATTGGAAAATATATGTCTGAAACAGGATTGAGCTATACAGAAGCACAAAAAAAATTAAACTCTAATGAATATAAAATTTGGAGAAAAGATATAGAAGGATATTTAAAAGAACTAAAACAATATAAAAATATAAACCCTGAAAAATATAAAGAAATAAAATTAGAGCTTGAAACATTAGCTACTAGAAGTAGAGTTAGCAGACTTGAAAGTTTAATTGTACAAACTAACCAAATTATAAATAAACAGAAATTTGAAGAACAAAAGGAGGTGACTAATTATGTAAGGGATATATACGAAACAACTTTTAGGGGAATCCAAGCAGATATTGGGCTAAAAGGCAATAATACAATTTTACCTCTTAATCAAATAGAGAGGGCAATACAGTACCCATGGAGTGGTGAAAACTTTTCTGAAAGAATATGGAGTAACCGAGATTTATTAAGTAAGGTTATAAAATCAGAAATAACTCAATCTCTTATTCAGGGAATAAATCCTGGTGAGTTAAATAAAAGAATAAGGGAACGTATGGGTAGTGGATATAAAGAAACTCAAAGGCTTGTAAGGACAGAATTGAATTATGCTCTTAATAAAGCTACTGAAATAGCATATGAAGAAGATGGGATAGAAGAATATGAGTTTTTAGCAGAGATAGATAATAGAACATCAGCTATATGCAGAGAACTTAATGGTAAAATTTTTAAACTTAAAGATGCAACTGTAGGAGTTAATTATCCACCAATGCATCCAAATTGCCGTAGTACTACTATACCAGTTGTTGAATAGTCCAACATAAAAGACTATAAAGAATGGATATAATCAGTCTTACAGATAGACTTAAAACACTAGGAGGTAATATGTCAGAAGAAACAAAAACTTTTACACAGGAAGAAATTGATAAAATAATTGCAGATAGATTAGCAAGAGAGCAAAAAAAATGGGATGCTAAAGTCAAAGAACTTGAAAGAAAACACAATGAATCCATTGAAGATTATGAAGAAAGAATAAAAACAGCTAATATGACAGCTGAGGAAAAATATAAACTAGATCTTGCTAAATATCAAAAGCAATTAGAGGAAAAAGAAGGAGCTTTGAAATCTATTCAAATAAATGGATTGAAGAAATCTGTTTTATCTAAATATAAACTACCTGATAAGTTTATAAATAGAGTAACAGGAGAAACAGAAGAAGATATTGAAAAAAGTGTAAAAGAACTACAGGAAGCAATGGGAGAATATTTTAAATCACAAGGAGCAGGAACACCAACTGATTTAAACGGTGGGTCTAAGGATTTAAAAACTGTAACTTATGATGATTATTTAAAAATGTCATCTGATGAAAGAAATAAACTTACAGATGAACAATTGAACAAAATATTAAGTGAATAGGAGAGGATAAAATGAGTTATTCAAAGTTTAAACCACAAGTATGGGCACAAATTATAGATAGAGAATTAAAGAAAAATTTAGTCTTTGGAATGTTAGCAAATAGAAATTATCAAGGATTAATTCAAAATGAAGGAGATAGTGTTAAGATACCTTCTATTTCAGCCGTAACTATTCAAGATTATACTGGTGCTGATTTAACTTTTAGTGAAGATGAAGGAAATGAACAAATTATACAAATTGACAAAGCTAAGGCTTTTGCCATTGTAATGGATGATGTAGATAAAGCTCAAGCTGTGAATGGAGTTATGGACCTTAGAACTCAAAATGCTGTATATAGAATGGCTGATGCAGTAGATGCAGAACTGGCAAAATTAGAATCTAAAGTTAAAAAAAGAATAACATGTACTTTGGGAACTGATAAAGTAAGCCAAAAAATTATTGATCTATCTGTGGCTTTAGATGAATCGAATGTTCCAACAACAGGTAGATGGTTAGTTATTTCTCCAGCTACTTATGGAGAGCTTATAAAAGAAATACCAACTATTTCTACTGGTGAAAATACTTTTGAAGTAAATAAAACTTATTATGTTGGAGAATGGGCTGGATTTAGTATTTATAAATCTAATAATGTTGTCTATGATAATTCAGGAAAAACTTATAAAAATCTAGGAGGAATAACACCAGGTATAACTTTGGCAATGCAATTAAATAAAATTGATGCTGGTAAATTTGAGAAATCATTCAAAGAGTATGTAAAAGGTTTGAACTTGTTTGGCTGTGATGTTTTAGAAACTGATTTATCAGCCCATAAAACTGAATATTTAGCTGCTTTTGATGTAGTTATGCCCTAGTATAGCTCCTGTATCTTTAAGTGCTACTTCTAGGAAAAGGAGCGTTAAAACAGTAACAGAAGGGGAGTAATCTCCCTTTCTCCTTAGGAGGAGATAATGGAAAATATAATAAATAAAATTTATGAAATAATAAAAATGTTTCTTCCTAATTTAGATGAAACTAAAACAAAGCTAGAAATAAAAATTCAAGTTAGGAAAAGCTTAAATTATATGAATAGAGAAGATTTTCCAGAAAAACTTATAGAGCCATTAGCAGAAGCGATGGCTTTAAGCTATGCAAGTGAAATAGAAGCTGGAGAAATAAAAGCAATATCTGAAGGAGATACAAGAATTGAATATTCAACTGGAACTACTCAGGAAGATAAAGTAGCTATAAGTATGAGAGAACAATTGAATAGATTTAGAAAGGTAGGAACTATAAATGTTAGCACAAGCATTGAGTAAAAGAGCGGTTGTACTTGCTAAATTATATACTGATACTGTAGATGTATATAGAGTTATAAAAGGCAAGGATGAAGAAGGAGGAAATACAGAAAGTGAAAAACTTTTATACACTTCTATTCCTTGCAGACTAAGCAAAAAAAGATTAAGTGTAACTGTTATAAGCGAAATAAACAGTTCTACCCAAGAGTTTGAATTATTTATAGCCCCAGATGTTGATATAGTCCAGAATGACAAATTAAAAGTTTATAGAGATAATTTTATTTATACTTTTAGAGCTTCTCAACCTTTTCTTTATCCAGGATCACATAAAGAAATAATTTTAAGTGAGGTGCTTGAAAATGAATATTAATGGTATGGATAAATTAACTGAAAAAATATCAGCTCTTAAAAGAGAATTTCCAAAAGAAACAGAAAAATTTTTAACGAAACAAGCTAATTTAGTTATAAGAGATGCAAAACAATATACTCCAGTTGATACAGGTACTTTAAGAGCTGCTTGGTTTAAAGCGAAAAAAAATGAAAGAAAAGCCTTTACTCAAATTATCTATAACAATACTGATTATGTGAATCATGTTGAATATGGGCATAGATTAAAACGAGGTGGAAGAATAACAGGATTTGTAAGAGGAAAAAGAATGTTGCACAAGGCTATGTTTAATAGGAAATTAAATTTTTATAGAGATCTTGAAAAAATGATGAATACTCTGATGAGGTAAAAAATGAAAGTTATTGATATAAGAAAAGCTATTGTTAAGAAAGTGGCAGAATTAGGAATAGATGTTGAATATGAGAATATAAACAAAGTAAAAAGGCCCTGTTATTTTATAGATTTGTTAACCTATTCTAAAGAATGGGATAGTAACTATAGAGAACTAAAAAATCTTAACTATGATATTATGTATTTTCCAAAAAGTAAAGAAGGGAATAATACTGAAACTTGGGAAGCTTTAGAAAATATAGATAATCATTTTGAAATATTAGGAAATAAGATATTGCCTGTATTAGATAGGAGATTAACTATGACAGATACTAATATGAATATAGTTGATACAGTAGGTCATTACGAATTTAGCATTAGCTTATTCGACCAATATGGAAAACCATATGATTATGAGCTTATGCAAGAATTAGAAGTTAAATTTAAAGATTTGAACTTATCATTCAAGTCATAAAGGAGGGAATAAATGGCAGGAGTAGGACAAATAAATCCAACACCAGATATAAGTGCTATCTTTAAAACTTTGGCAACAACAATTATCCAAAGAAGTGCATTAGGTATATTATACGCAATTATTAAAGATACAACACAAACTGAAAAATATGTAACCATAAATACTATAGCTGATTTAGATGAAAGTAAATGGGAAGAAAAAAGCATAAAATTAATAAAATTAGCTATGCAAACATGTAGTCCTAAAAAGATTGTAGTAAGAGTACAAGGAGCAGAGGAACAAATATCAGCAATACTTAAAGAATTGGATAGTAGAAAAATGAACTGGTTAGCAGCACCAACTGCAACAAATGAAGAAGATACTACTATTGTAACATGGATAAAACAAGTATTTGGAACTGAAGCAATTAAAAAAACGGTTAAATATGTAAGCTCTTATGCTAATAATACAGACCATGTTTCTATAGTTGAATTAGCCAATAAAGGAAATTATAAATCAACTTTAGGAGATTTTACAGCACAAGAATATACAATGGGAATCGCTGGTGTTTTTGCTGGACTTCCATTAAATAGATCAGGGGATAATTTAACTTTAACTGATTTAAAAGAGGTCCAGGATGTTGAGGCAGCACTAGGAAAGTTAAGCTTATATAATGATGATGGAAAAGTAAGAATAAACATGGCTGTAAATAGTAAAACTACTTTTGATAGTACTTGGAAATCTGATACTAGATTTATAAAAGTTGTTGAAGGTATGTGTATTGTTGTTGATGATATTAGAGATACATTTAAAAATTATTGGATGGGAATTTATCTAAATAATTATGACAATAAAATGAATTTTTGCTCTAATGTAAATAAAATATACTTTAAAGATCTACAGCCTAATGTATTGAGTGCTGATTATGATAATAGAATAGAAATAGACCTAGAGAAACAAAAACAAATTGTAGTTGCAGATGGTAAAGATCCAGATGAGTTGACAGAATTAGAAATATTAAGATATCCAAGCGGACATCAAGTGTTTTTAGCTGGTGATGTTAGATTTGCTAATACAATGGTTGATTTACATCTGGTAATAACAATGTAGGAGGTTTAGATGGCAGACGAAAATCTAAGAGGATATAAAACACTTACTGGAGGACATGGGAAACTATGGGTTGATAATGAACTCATAGCCGAGTTTTCGGCGGTAACAGCTTCTATTACGGCTAATAGAGCAGATGTACAAATTGGTATGTCTGTAGATAGTAAAATAATAAGCTTTACTGGAGAAGGAACATTAACTCTTTATAAAGTGTATTCTAGGGCAAATAAAGTTTTAAAGAATTGGAAAAAAGGAAATGACACAAGAAGCAAAATAGTATTTTCTATACTTGACCCTGATGCAGTAGGGGGACAAGAAGAAAGAGTATCAATTGATAATGTATGGTTTAATACTTTAAATATAATAAATGCAACTAAAGGAGAGAATATTTCGGAAGAAATGCCTTTCGGATTTACTCCTGAGGATGTCGAATATGAAGGAGATATAAAATAATGAGTGAATTATTAACAATAGATGATATTCTTGGAATAGTAAAAGAAAATACTAAAGATAAAACTATAAAAGTTAAAATTAAAAGATTAAATAAAGATATAGAATTAAAAACAATGAATTATAAAGAGCTTACCGAAGCATTGGAAGGCAGCTTAACAGATGAAATGGTAATATATAACTGCTGTAAAAAACCTAATTTAAAAGATACAAAACTTAATGGAATGGCATTTGAGCCACATGAGATTGTAAGTAAGATATTTAAACCAATAGAAATAACAGAAATAGCAAAGGCTTTGCTTAATGAATCTGGATTTTATGGCAAAGATGTAATTGAATTAGTAACAAGTGATATAAAAAACTCATAAGGGGCGATTGGAGAGCTTTCACAATCGCTCATTACCTTAACAAAGGCCATACATTAAAAGAGCTTAGAGAACTTGAAATTAGTGATCTTCTGATAATGTATGGCATGATAATGTAATAAAAAATGTACCTTGGCAATTAAATATCTGAGGATAGAAATAAATTTATGTTTATTAAAATTATCTTTAAATAGAAGATTTGAAAAATACCACTTCCCTTTCTCCAAAAAAAATAAAAAAAAGCTTGACGCATATGTATGCTATGGTGTATAAATGTATTGAGGTGGTTTGATGGAAGATAAATTGAAAAGAACACAGATATACATATCAGAATCTAAACTTAAACAGCTAAAATACATAGCTTTAGAACAAGATACTAATGTTAGTGAGATAATAAGAAAACTAATAGATGAGTATTTAGAAAAAGAAAAAAAGAAATAAAAATACCCCACCTCAAACAAAGTCTGAAATGGGGTAAGCATATGATATATCATATACCGTAGCAAGTATATTATATCATATATTGCTCTGTTTTTAAATAAAAAAATGGAGGTATTTATATGAAAAAAGAATTTGTGATTCAAGTTAAGAGTGATGGAGAAGGGAAACAAATTGTATCTGCAAGAGATTTGCATGGGTATTTAGGAGTTGGTAGAGATTTTACTACATGGATAAAAGAAAGAATTGAAAAATATCAATTTGAAGAAAATACTGATTTTATTATCGTTTCAATCGCTCCCCAAAATGGGGGAACAAAAAGAGGAGGACATAATAAAGTAGATTATGTTCTAAGATTAGATATGGCTAAAGAACTTTCTATGATTGAAAATAACGACAGAGGAAGAGAAGCAAGAAAATATTTCATAGAATGTGAAAAAAAATTATTTGATGTATCTAAGTATTTAAAAGAATCTCAAGATGATTTTTCAAAACTTTTAGATGAAGCTAAAGGAATGACTGATCTTGATTGGGCTTTGGATAGATCAATTAAAAATCTTGAAAAAGTAAGAAAAAGAGATAAAATTATTCTAGCTTTGCATGAAAGAAATAAAAAAGATTTAAATGAAAATAAGATATTGGCAGAATTTAAAACAAGATATGCTATGTCAAATTTCATGGAATTTAAAAATATTGATACAAAAAATGAAAAAAGAGAATGTATATCAGAATTAGAAATAGAAAAAGAAAATTTAGAAGAAATGAATAACCTTGGTCTTGATAAAGATGATACAATTGAAAAAGTTGTAAAAATTTTAATTCAGCAAAAACTTACAACTAAAGAATAACATCATTCCCCTAGTAGAATTACTTGAGAATTATATTAATAAAATGACTTGACTTTTTAAAATTGTGAAGTAATAATATACTAGATTGAAATTTATAAAAGGAAGTGATTTTATGAGATTTAAAGTTAAATCAGAACTTGATATAACAGGAGTTGTATTTAAGTTATTAATAATGTTGATAGGGTTTGGAATTTTTGGTGCAATAATTACACTGGTAATGTTTACAGATGGGTCATATGCTATATTTTCGCCTTTGTTCATAATATTTTATAGCATGTTTGTAGTTGGATTTATATCTTTATATATAATTAAATCAATTATAAACAGTATTGTTTTTGGAAGTTTAAAAGAAGAAACCAATATAGAGAAGCTTTTAAAAGAAGTATTAGAAGAACTTAGAGAATTAAAAAACGATCAAAATAAATAATTTTATTTGAATCCTCAGATATTTAATCTGGGGATTTTTTATTTAAGAAAATAATAAAGGAGGTTATAGTGAGTAGTTATATATTAAGTGCAATATTAGAATTAAAAGATAAATTTTCTTCTAATATACAAAAAGCCACTAATGAATTTGGAAAAATGAGCAATTCTATAGATAAAAATGTAAAAAAATCTAAAAGTTCATTAGATCAGATGAGTAGTGGTTTTGATAAAGCAGCATTAGGGATAAAAACTTTTATTACAACAGCTATAGCTGGGTCAGCTACTAAATTTATAAAAGATTCTTATTCTGGATATTTAGAATTAAACGATCAATTAACTAGAAATGCCGCTATAACTGGAGCAAATGCTAAAGACCAAGCTGAAATGACTCAACAAGTTAAAGAATTAGGGCGAACTACTAGATTTACAGCTAAGCAAGTTGCAGAAGCTCAAATGTATCAAGCTATGGCTGGATATAAAACTAATGAAATTTTATCTGTTACTCCTACATTATTAAAATTATCTGTTGCAACTGGTGAAAACCTAGCCAGTACTTCAGACATGATTACAGATTCTTTAAGTGCTTTCGGTTTAAGTGTAAAAGATGTCGGTATGTATACAGATGTATTGGCCAATACAGCTAATAATACAAATACTACAGTTGGAATGATGGGGAATGCTTTTGTTTATGTTGGAGCCTCATCAAGAGCAATGGGGGAAGATTTTAAAGAAGTAGCTGTTCTTTTAGGAGTACTTGCAGATAATGGGATAAAAGGAGAAAAAGCAGGAACTGGGTTAAATGCTATATACTCAAGATTAGCTAAAGTAACGCCTAAAATGAGGGCACAATTAGAAAAAACAAATACTAAATTATACGATCAAAATGGAAAATTTAAAGGTTTAAGAACTATTATAGAAGAAAGTAGAACTTCTTTAAGTAAATTGTCAGAACAAGAACGGAATACATGGTTAGTTACAGTTGCAGGAACAGAAGGCTTAAAAATATGGACCTCAATTATGAATAACTCAACTGAAAGTACTAAAAAAGCTGAAAATGCTGTATATAATGCTAATGGAGCTTTAGAAAAGTTTTATAGCACAATGGCAAGTGCTGATAAACAAAAAATTGAAGAGTTAAAAAGTGCCTGGAATGGGTTACAACTTCAAGTTGGGGAAGGATTATCACCAGTATTTGGGGAACAAGCAACTGAATTAACTAAAAAATTAAATAAGTTAGCAGATTCAGCATTATTAACAGTTGATAATATAGAAAAACTTGGACGGAGTATTGTCTGGTTAACTGGAAAAGGTTATCAAATGGTAAGTCAAGTTACTGGGTTAAGCGGAATAAAAAGTGCATTGGGATTAATAGATGACAGAATTAAAAATAAGGAATTGTATAAATTTCAAAATGAACAAAGAAAAGAAAACAGAGCTAGATATATAGAACATGGAGGTTTTAAAGTTGAAAAAGAATCTATTAATGAATATCTGAAAAATAGTGCTTCTTTTTCAGGAACAAAGTCGTTCTCTGATAGCTTTAATTATGGGATGAATAAAAATCTAAAATATAATATTCCAGAAAATAATATAAAATCTCCAGAAATAAATATAGATCTAAGCGGATTAAGTATAAATACATCTTTGGATGAAGAAGAAATAATAAGGAAAACAACAGAAAAAACTGGTGAAGCATTAAAGTTAGCACTTTTTCAAGCCAAATTAACGCAACAATAGGAGAGTGGACATGAAACCAAACTTTATATTATTAAATAATAAAACTCCATTTGTATTTGTAATACCACCACTCGATTTAGAAATAACAACAGAACAAAATATTATATCAGTAAATATAATAGACTTTGGAGAAAAAGTTAATTTTGGAGAAAAAAGAGCTGACAGAATAAGCTTCAGTACTTTTTTACCATCAATAACATCTCATTTCTTTTCACTTAAAAATCCATTACCACCAACAGCAGCGATAGAACTTTTAAAAAAATGGAAGAAAGAAAGAAAAGACTTAATATTTATTGTTCCTGAATTAGTAATAACATATAAATGTAAGATAGAAAAATTACAATATAATGTTATAGAAAGGACAGGGGATATAAATTTAAGTATTTCATTGATAGAAACCAGAGATCAGAAGAAAGTAACAGATAATATAACTGGACTGTTCAAAAGAGGTTAGTATGGTAGAAATAAAAATAAATGGAAATATACATAAAAAAAAATTTAATAGAATTGAATGGAGTGGCGGAATACATGGGAGTTCAAGGAAATTAAATGTTGATTTTTTAAAAACAGAAAATATAAATGTCAATGTCGGAGATAATGTTGAATTCAAATTAGACAATACTGAAACTTTGTTTAAAGGAAAAATATTTATTGTAGAAAAAAATACAGATCAAAGAAATGTAAATTTTATTGCTTATGATAATTCGATTTATTTAAATAAAAATTTCTTTGTAAAGAATTATTTTAATAGAGTTCCTAGCCAGATTGTAAAAGAAATATGTGGAGAATTAGGATTGGAAGTTGGAAGATTGCCAAAAGACAAAGTAAAGTGTACATTTCCAGCTATAGATAAATCAGCATATCAAATAATTTTGGCAGCTTATACAATACAACATAACAAAGATAAAGCTATATATTCAGTAACTTGTGATGATGGAAAAATAGAAATTGGAGATCAAGGTGTATTATTAGAAGATTTAGAACTTGATTCTTATAATGATTTAAGAAGTACAAGATATAGCGAATCTATTGAAGATATGGTTAATCAAATCGTAGTTTATAAAACTGAAAAAAAGAAACAACAAATAATTGAAAAAGTAGCAAACGAAGAAGATAAGAAAAAATATGGAATATTTCAAGATGTAGTTGAATATACTAAAGATATGAATAATATATTTAATGCTAGAGATATGTTAAAAGGTAAACAGAGTTATGCTAATGTTATTGCAAATGGCAATCCTGATTTAATATCAGGCTATTCTGTCGCAATAAAAGAACATAATACTGGCTTAATAGGAAGTTTTTTAATTAAAAATGATATCCATGTTTTTCTGGATGGAGATTATTATACAAATTTAGAACTTATATTTGATAATGTAATGGATAAAGTTGACTTAGAAAAAAAAGAAAAAAAGAAAAAGAAAAGGATATATAGTTTACAAGAAGGAAAACAATGGGAAGATTAAGGAGGTTTAAATGACGGATTGGGCTAATGACTTAATATTAATGATGAAAGAACAGAATATAACTATGCCAACTCAAGTTATTGCAAAAGTTGAAACAGCACCTCCAGAATTGACTTTAAAGTTTTCTGAGCAGATTATACCATCTGAACAAATATATTGCAGTAATTACTTATTACCACATTATCACAGGGATTATACAATAGATGGAACAGTAGATGATATAGAATTAAGTTTAAGTAAGATGGAAGTTAATAACACTACAAATACATCTCCAGCTGGTGAAGGACCACATATACATGCTATACCAAGCATAAAAGGAGTAGAGGGAACAGCAGGAAGTTTAAAAGGAAGTGGAACATATAAAACACATGGTGATATATGGCTTGAGGACACGTTAAAGGCTGGTGATGAGGTTTTAGTCAATATAGTAGGTGTTTACTGGGTAGTTGTAAGTAAAATAACTAAAATGCCATCAGGAGCAATAGAGGGGGTATAATGTGGCAGGATTTGAAATATTTTTAAATGAAACAGAAACACAAGAAAGTGAATTACCTTTATTTAAGGAAATGGCTATTGATTTTGAAACCGGAGAACCTATTATAAAAAATAATGAGGTAGTTACATTGGAAGGCCCAGAAGCTCTTAAAGTTTGGATATGGAAGGTTTTAAAAACAGAGAGATATAAATACAAGGCTTATACTGACAACTACGGAAATGAGCTTAAAGAACAGTTAGGAACTATATATGATAAAACTATTAAGGATGCTATCTTAGAAAATGAAATAAGAGAATGTTTAGGAGTTAATCCTTACATAATAAGGTTACATAGTTTTAGTATTGAAACTCCTGAAGGAATGCAACATCCATATATTTATTTTTCTGTAGATACAGTATATGGAACTATAGAAAATATGGGGGTAGGTATAATTGGACTTTAAAACACTAATAGAAATAAGAAATAACATACTTGGAAATATGCAAAATCCATTATCTAAAATAGAAGGAACATATGATTATGATATAGCAGCAGCAACATCTTTAGAAATAAAAGATTTGTATGATTATTTAGAATGGTGGAGTAAGCAAACTTTTATAGATACAGCTACAGAGAATGAATATGTTGATAAACATGCTTTAATATTTGGTGTTCAAAGGAGAAGCGAAGTTAAAGCTTCTGGAGAAATAACTATAACAGGAAAAACAGGAACTACAATTCCGAAAGGAACAGTAGTATTAAGCAGAGCAGGAACAAAATATGAAACTTTGGCAGTAGCATTGATAGGAAGTGATGATAAAGCTAAGGTCAGAATACAAGCTTTGGTTGGTGGAGTTAATGGAAATTGTGGAATAGGAGATATAGTAGCTTTTGAAATAGCAGATACTAATATATATACAGTTACAAATGAAGAAGCAATAACAGGTGGATTTGATATTGAAAGTAATGAATCTTTAATAGCTAGAGCAGAAGAAAAAATTATGAGACCAGCACATAGTGGAAATGAAAATGATTATAAACAATGGGCTAAAGAAGTTGAGGGAGTAGGAAAAGTTGATGTTATTCCTGTATGGAATGGAGGCGGAACTGTAAAAGTAATTATAAGCGACTATGACTATAATGTAGCAAGTCCAGAGCTTGTAGAAGCAGTAAAGAATAGAATAGAGCAAGCAGATGGCAGACCAATTGGAGCAGATGTTACTGTAGTAAGTTATATAAAATATGATCTTGATATAGTAGCAACAATTAAAATAGCATCTGGCTATGATATAGAAACAATAAAGCAAGATGTAATAGCAGATATCCAAAAAGGAATAATAAATAATACTATTCAGTATACTTCTGATTCAAAAACTACAATAGTCAGTATAGGTAAGATTGGAGCTATAATATTATCTGTAGATGGAGTTCTTGACTATACCTCGCTATCTGTGAACGGAGAAACAACTGGAAATATAGAAGTTCCAAGAGATAAAATTGTTGTACTAAACAATGTAGAAATCATGCAAGGGGTAAGGTGAATGCTATATGATTAAATACATAAGCAACATAGCTAGAAACTCTTTAATGGAAGATTTGTTTAACTCAATTGAGATGCAAGTTGACATAGGAAGAAAGGATATAAGTCAATACAACACATACACTTTCATAATTGATTCAACCGAAGAAACAATCAGCAGATGGGAAAAGTTTATGGAATTAAAACCTGTGGATAATTACTCACTTCAAGATAGAATCGAAAGAGTAATCTATACTATCCAATCTAAAGGGATATTTACACCTAGCTTTCTAAAAGAACAAGCAAAACTATTTACAAATGGAGAAATAGAAGTTATAGAAAACTTTAACGATTACCATTTTATAATATCTTTCACATCTGTAATAGGAATTCCACCGAATATGGATAATTTTAAAGAAATGGTAGACTTAAATAAACCAGCTCATTTGACTTATGAAATAAGAATAAGGTATAGAACTTGGGGAGAATTATCACCTTACAAATGGAAAGAATTAGAACCATTT